GGATTGAAAAACCGGTTTATCTAATTGTTGATAAGGAATGGCTTGATGAACATGATGTGCAATCCGAATGTACAATTCAAATCCATCATACTTTTCATCCCCATTTTCATCTTCATATACCGAATGGCCTTCATCATTCACTGTCCAGCTCCATAGTAAATTGTATAATGGAGATTTTGTTTCATACACTTTCCATCCTTCCTCTTCACTCATTACAGGTACGTTTTTTCCCTTCTTTTTAGGTGGAGGTTCATCAAAGAGTCCATCAATTAAACTAATGGAGAGACGACATAAATCGAAGGATGGGTTGGGGATATTTTTCGGTTGGGATTTATCATAAAAGGGTCCAAAATTATATTGGTCGCTGGCGTCCTGCTCGGGCCAGTGGTCATCCGAAATCCATAATCGTTTTCCTAAACGAAAAATGGCACGTCCGCAATCAATAATCGTAAAAATCTTTCCATAGGTAGGAACACGCCATACTGTTCCGTTTTTGAGTTGATAATAAAGAAACTTTTTATCCGTCTTTCGCCAGAGAATATTATTAGAGTGCAAATCATTATGTGTAAAAGAAATGGCATTTTGTAAAAAGGTAAGTGCGGAAATCACTTGAAATAACCATGCAATCCACCGCGCTTCCCATTCTTTACTCTCACGTTCAAATCCATCTACTTCGTCCTTATCTAATAAACTATCCATGAGCCCTTCTTGTTCTTCCTGTGCAATTACAATTACGGGCATATGGGGGACTTCTAGGCAAATATCAAAATCATATGACTGTGATTCATCGGATTCTTCTGTTCCTTCGGATTCTTCGGATTTATCAGATTCATCGGATTCTTTTGATTTTGCTGATTTCGCAGATTTCGCGGATTTCGCTGTATCTCTCTTCTCTATCTCAAACGAATCCAAGGAAGACTCTGTAATATTATCGAATGAATCCGATGTTACAGATACATTATCTAAAGGTACAGATGTATCTGTGATTTCAAGCGGTTCCAACTCTTCATCCGATTCTTCCTCTAAATTCAATGGACATGTCATAATATCTTTATAGATTTCATCCCATTCACTAGATAGGTTCGATTCAGAATTATGAATCACATTCAGACGTGCTCGATGCGTCTCCATACCGCGCCAAAACCATTTGCATTGTCGATATGTGTCAAACTCATTGGAGATATTAAATTGATATTTTTTAGCAATTGCGGTAAAGGTTCCGTAAAATAATACACAATGAGGTGTTAAATCTAATTCCCGAAAGCGACTCAAAATAAAGTTTGCAACCGTATCCACATACGCTTGATTATGTCGATTATGAATCTTTCGCAATGCACTTTTCCAGCCTGGATTGGTTTGCGGGAGGAATGGATGTTCAGGACAAATATAATTCTCTCTTATCATTTCAATCGGGTTGATAAGATGTACAATTTTGGTAAAAACGCGACATGGTTCTAAGGGAAGAGAGGGGTCTGTGGTATTTTGTCGCATGGCGTTCCACAATTTCATGTTTGCTTTGTCTTGAGTGAGCCATTGAGAAATGCGATAGCGGGAGGAGAGCTCCAGATTATGTTTTGATGAACCATCAGGCATTTTAAAATAGTCAATGGCGGGAAAATAGCGTTGGAGATGAGTATATTCAGAAAAGGCCTCCCGTTCCGAATCCGAAAGAGGAGCATTGCGACAGGGCTCATTTTGAATATGTTGTACAGCAGATTTCATCTTATTGTTTCGTATACTTCCAAGCGTGGATATGTAGCGCACCACAAAAAAGTATGATGTATTAGGATTATAATGGCATCACAAGGAGGAGTCAATGTGAATCTCCGGAAGTTTGGAATGAAAACGATTCCACAGGATGCAGTTGCGGTTTTTATTGGTCGTCGTCGTACAGGAAAATCCACTCTTGTACGGGATTTATTATTTCATCATCAGGATTTACCCATGGGTTGTGTGATTTCGGGAACGGAGGAATCAAACGGATTCTTTAAAAAGATTGTTCCACCGATGTTTATCCATGGAGAATACAATCCTGTGATTCTGGCGAGTTTTGTAAAACGACAAAAATTAGTCATGCAGAAAATTCAACAGGACGAGGGACGCGGTGTAAAATCGAACATCGACCCACGCGCCTTTTTAATTTTGGATGATTGTATGTATGATGATTCCTGGACACATGACAAAAATATTCGATACCTTTTCATGAACGGGCGATGGCTCAAAGTATTTTTCATAATTACCATGCAGTTCCCACTCGGTATTCAACCCGCTTTACGTACCAATGTAGATTATGTATTTATTTTACGAGAACCGTATCTGAATAACCGTAAACGATTGTTTGAAAATTATGGGTCGGCCTTTCCGTCATTTGAATTTTTCTGTCAAATGATGGACCAGTGTACACAGAATTATGAATGCCTTGTGATTAATAACAATACGCAGTCTAATAAATTGGAAGATACCATTTTCTGGTACAAAGCCGAAGTCCATGGTGAATTCAAAATGGGCGCACCCGAATTATGGAGACAATCTGAAATGCTATCCAGATACAAAGAGGAAGAAGAGGTGAATTCATTTGACCCGCGTGCCAATATGAAATTAAGAGGCCCTGCCATCAATGTACAAAAGAAATACTAAGTAGAATGAGACTTCAAAAGCAATTATTCCTACTATTTATCGTATCTCTTGTCATTTTTTATTTTGTATCTACCTCTTCCGATGCATTTGGAAATAAAGAGAAAACTCCGCGCTGCGGAGTAGGATTGCCGTCATGTGTAGGCGAACGCGTACGGTGTATGAATGGATATTGTAAATCGGATATTCCTCTGGGGCTTCTTGGCGTATCGGATTTACCCATGACACCACCTACACGGTATTAAATAAAAACCTGGCTATTTCATAGAAAAGCGAAAATGGCTCAGAAAGCAATGGGTATTGGTGCAATGTTTTTATTACTTCTTGTCTCCGTGATTCTATTACCCATGATTGTATCATGGGTGGGTCGCAATGAACCGCATTTTAGTATGTCAGGCTTTCAGAATCCATCCGAAGATACCGAAAGTGGTGTGGCGAATGTTCCGTCTATGGGACGCTCGTCCCAACTCCCCACTTTTCGCCCTGATGCCAATACAAACTATTTGTGCAATTCCCCGAATGAAGATGGAGAATCTTGCCCTGAAGGGACATTTTGTGATGGAACATTGAATAAATGCGTTTCAAACTATCAGGGGGCGTTTGATAAGGTGGTGGGGTATTTTGCATAATGCACTTTTTAGGAAAAAGTGCCCAAAAAGAGGGGAAAAGTAGGGGAAAAGTGTGGAAAAAGAGGGGAAAAGTATGGGAAAAGTAGGGAAAAGAGGGGAAAAATCAGAAGATAGCAGAAAGTTCAGAAGATATCTATTATAAAAATATGGATAGAGAATATCTATATTTTTATCATGTAAATCAATATATATTACTGGTCGGAAGACGATGCAGCCGCAGATGCAGCTGCAGACGAATCAGACGGCATTACCACAATATTACCAGACTCTGAACTCTTCTCCATCTTTCTCTGGAATGCTAAATCACCCTGGCCATTAAACATGCTGCCAAAATTATCGGTCACACTTTCCTCTTTCTTTTTTGTTCCTTTTGTCCTCTCCTCAAAGAACTTTTCACGTGAATCCTCATTTTCCTTATACTTCTTCATCAACGTATTCAATTGTTCATTATTATATTCCTGTTCATGAACTTCATTTGGATTCGGGTCCCACGGCGTCCATTTGCCTACTTCACCCATAAAGATATTATGATACTTATCCTTATTTTGGAGTTTCTTCGCTTTTAATTCTGCTTCCTTTGTATTTCCAAAGACACCGCGCACCTTTACTCCACGAATAGACGTATGAAAATCATTCATGGAATGGAACTCCTCCTCCAACTTTGTCTTGTTCCCGTACATAAATTCATCATATGCCTCGACAATCTTTGTCTTTGTAATCTCATTGCGATTCTTTTGAACAAATTGATTATATTGCGTCATCACATCATCGATACGGAGTGTATTTTTACGGCAAATCGATGCAGATTCGAATTGGTCTGCTTTTTCTAATTCAAGTGCACGGGCATCCAATTGGTCATTCACGTTTTTCACAACATCTACCATGTACTTTTCCAGATTCTTCACTTTCCAGTCAATTTCATAGACTTGCAGGAACTTTTGAAAGAAAAACAGCTCTTTCTTATCAAGAACTATCTCCGGACTAAGAAAACTTAATAGGACATAACGCTGGCCAGGAACTTCGGTATCTTCGTCGAGGAAATC